AATCCTATTTCATTAGAGTGGATTTGGATACCTGAAGTATGGAAAGGTGTTAGAATTGGATATGACATATATGTAGATATAGGACCTGTTCAACATGCATATCAATCATTATTGAACCCTTATGAGACTAAGCTCCCAATATATGGCTATATTTACAATAATAGAAATGCTTATACAATATCCTTAATGGATAGAATGAAACCGTGGCAAAAACTATACTACATTATTATGGCTCGTCTTTTAAAACTTATTAGTCAAGATAGAGGCGTGTTAACGTTTATTAATGTACATTTATTAGATAAAAACATTGGTTTTAAAGAGTCAATGAGAATTGCCGAGGATAATGGATTTGTTCCCTATAATCCTTTCAGTAATAATAAAGGAGCTGGCAGCATGGGTTTAACTAACACAATGAAAGTTGCAGAAAGAATAGATGCAACAAATGCCGGGGCCATCCAGCATTATATTAATTTATTGAGCTTTATTGAACAAAATATTAAACTAGCATCAGGGATGTCAGATCAACGTATTGGTCAAACCAATGCTAGAATGACAGCTACTGATAATTATAGAGATACAATGCATTCCGTTAATATTACCGAACCTCTACATGCAGCTCATGATTTATTATGGCAAGATGTATTACAGGGTTTAATGGAGATGACACTTTCTGTTTTATCTGAATCTACAGGTAAGCTCAGAGGCTTCTTAAATGATGAAGAAAAGGTTTTAATTGACCTTGATATACTAACACTAGAGGATAACTTTAAATTAAGAATTGCTGATAATTCTAAGGCTTATAAGGTATTAGAACAAGCTAAAGGTTTAGCTCATGCTTTGGTTCAAAATGATAAAGCTGGATTAGATGCTTTAGTTGAGTTATTAGAGACTGAAAATCTAAGTCAATTTAAAACAATGATTAAAGATATTGAAGAGAAGCATCAACAGCGTATTGATCAGCGTGATCAGCAACAACGAGACCATGAAAAAGAAATGGCTGAAATGGCACGTCGTCAAGATGAAGATCGTCAAATTAATGAACTTCATAAAATATATCTTAAAGGTAAACTTGATTACAACAAGGATTTAATGAAAATGCAACTTCAAGCAAGTTCTTTTGATCAACAGAAAGATTATAATAAAGATGGTTTACCTGATTACATGCAATGGGAGCAATTAGAAGAAAAACTTAAGCTTGAAGGTAGAAAGCTCGATATTGAAGAATTTAAACTAGCAATGGAAGAACGTGATAAAGAGCAGCAATCTATTGATAAAGAAATCGATAGAAAGCGTGAAGATCAAAAGGATAAAATGGACAGGGAAGAGAGGAGTTTAGACAGGTCTCAAAAAATACAACAAGAAAAAATTAAATCTAACATAAGAAAAAATAAATAAACAAACTAAACTAAATTATGAAAAAAACAACTAACTCAATTTTAAAAGGTGTAAATAGACTTGCGGACACTGTAAAACTAACATTAGGTACTAAAGGTAGAACTGTACTTTTTAATGATGAATCTGGCAGAACACATATTACTAAAGATGGTGTTACTGTAGCTAAAAATATCATTTCTCATGATGATTATGAAAACATGATAATTACTGTTCTTAGAGAGGCTTCATTAAAAACTATGAAATCTAGTGGAGATGGTCCTCAACCTTTATGGTCTAAAATATTAACCCCTAATGGGTTTACTACTATGAGTGAAATTAAAGTAGGAGATTCTATATGTGGAATAAATGAAACTACTCAAACAGTTACGGGAATATTCCCAAAAGGTAAAAAAGAAATATATAAGGTTTACTATTCAGACGGCAGAGTTGTAGAATGTTGTGAAGACCATTTATGGTCAGTATACGAGGGTTATAAATCTAATTCTAGGTTAAAAACTATGACAACTAAAGAAATGATTGACAGTGGTAAAATTTACATAAAAAAATCAAATGGTTATGGTCAATACGGATATTATACGCCTAGAACTAAAGTTGAATTTAGTAAAAAAGATTTGACCCTACACCCTTATATAGTTGGATGTTTAATTGGTGACGGTTCTTTACACTCAAATGGTTCAATTGAATTAGCAATAGCTTCTAATCAACAATATATTATTGATAAAATTGAGTTTTTATTACCAGAAGGGTATGAATTAAATACTAAATTTGTTAAAGATAAGAATTATTTTAGAGTTAAAATTAAAAGATCTAATAACAATGTTGACACGTTTCATAATTTGGTTAAAGAATTAGGGTTGCTAGATACATATAGTCACAGTAAATTCATACCGACTAATTACTTATATTCAACTATTGAAGATCGCGAAGAGTTGTTAGAGGGATTAGTTGATACTGACGGACATGTTAATACTAGAGGGTTTATTGAGTATTCTACAGTATCTGATAGACTTAAGGATGATTTTTTAACTTTGATGAGAAGCCTAGGTTATGCAGCTCATTATAAGTTACACACTAGAGAGAATGACGTAAATTCTTACAGTAATAAACCTATTCATAGAATAATTCAATTAAAAGGATATAAATACGGTAATCAAATTAGAAAGATAGAAGCTACTGGAGAATTTACAGAAATGCAGTGTATTAAAGTATCTAACGATGATCATTTGTACATAACTGATGATTTTATCGTAACTCATAATACCACTACAACTATGATTTTAGCACAGTATTTAATTAATGAAGGGGTCCGATTGTTGGATGAAGGCGTAAGCTATTATGAACTATCTAAGCAAATTGACCAAGCAGTTAAAGATGTGACAGATTATATTAAAGATACGTCCATTGATGTTTCGTCTGAACCTGAGTTATTAAGAGAAATTGCATCAATTTCATCTAATGATGAAGAGTTAGGTGATTATATTTATTCTATTATAGAAGACATTGGTTTATATGGTCATATTGAAGTAAAAGAATCAGAACATTCTGAAATAAAAACTGATAAGACTAAAGGTATGAAACTTTATAAAGGATGGATTGAAAACTTTATGATTAATAATAAAAGAAATCTAACTTTTGAAATTGATGATTGTTATATCTTAATTATTGATGACGTATTGCAAGCAATGACTGAAATCTCTTCATATGTTGAGTATTTAGGTGGTAAACCGTTATTAGTGTTCTGTAATGACATTACTGATATTACATTAAGTCAAATTAAAAGATGGTTGGAGGCTACAGGATATCCTGCGTGCTTTGTTCAAAATGATGGATATGGTGAAAGAAAAAGTATTTTAATGAACGATTTAGCGGCATTAACTAGTGCTTATGTTATTGGGTCTCAAGATAAATTTGATCCTGATAATTTAGGCTTTGCTAAAAAAGTTAAAGTTGACGAACTATATACGTCTGTGTTGGAAGGTGATTCTGATCAAGAATTAATTGATGACATTATATTTGAAGTTAAACAAATATTACAAGACGATGCTGATAATGATGAGCATAATTTATCTGGTGTAGACAAGGTATTTCATAGAAAAAGACTTGCTAACTTAACAGGAGGTGTTGCTGTAATTTATGCAGGAGGACATACTAAAATGGAAATGAAAGAACTTAAGGATAGATTAGACGATGCCGTATTAGCAGTTGAATCTTCTATACGACAAGGAGTTAATGTAGGAGGTGGTAATACATTTATTAATTGTCAAAACAAATTAAAGACTGATAAAAAAGGAAGAGGTTATTCTTTAGTAATTGATTCATTATCTAGTCCTTTTAAACAATTACTAATTAATGCTGACTTGTATAATAACTATGATTATTATAAAAACTGTTTATTAAAAGGTAAAGCAATTGATCTTAGAAACAATAAAGTATACAAATAAAAAGATGCTAACTATACTGTATATGATCCATCTTCAGTATTGATTGATTCTTTAACAAATGCGTCAGCAGTGGCTAAATCATTATTATCTATAAAAGAAGTATTGTATAACGGAATTAAATTAAATGACTAAGGCTATTATATGTAAAAATGGATTACATTTTTATAAAAATAACAAAACTTAAATAAAATTAAACTCTATATTTGAAATGATTGATAACAATATACCAGAAGAAGAATTAAACTTTAACTCATTATCTATTGAAAGTATTACTTCTCAAAATCAACAACTAGTAGAACCTACTGAAGAAAATAATGTTGAAAAAGTAGAAGAAGTACAAGGGATTGAAGAAGAAACTCTACAAAAAGAAGAAGTTCTTAATAATACAACAGACGTTGTTGAAAATACTGTAGATCAGCCGGAAGAAAAAGAAGTTGATCCTGCAACAGAAGGTTATAGTAATGAAGCCTATCAGGCAGCGTTAGAATTAGCTCAAGAAAACGGTTTGTTAATTATACCTGAAAATCTTGAAGGTGATATGACTGCTGAAACTTGGGAAAACATACTTTCTGAAAATAGAAGAATGCAGTATGAAAATGTATTTAATGATATTAAATCTCAAGCGGGTGATGGGTACGTCGCAGATCTTTTAGAATTTGCATATAACGGAGCTACTTGGGATGACATTAAAGCAATGCAGGATAACATTGATAACCAGATTAACGTAAATAATCTTGATGTAACTAATGAAGATCATCAACGTTATTTAATTGAAGAGTTTTTATCTGATGGTTTAGACCCAGATAATCCAGCTCATAAACTCAGGTTATCTAAAATTGATCAAGATGTAGATGCTATCTTTGATCGTTTAGAATCAGAAGATATGGCAACAAAAGCTAAGGAATTCTTTTCTGCAAGATTTGAACAAGAACAAGCATTGCTAGTTCAACAACAAGAAGAAAACAGACTCTATCAACAACAACAAGAACAGTTGAGGTTGAGACAAGAACAAGAATGGGCTGAAAACTTTCAAAATACGTTAGAAAGTAGAAAATGGTCCAGAGAAAAGAAAGACGCTGTTGTTTCTCAATTTGACATTGTCGAATTAGATTCTGGAGAACAGGTTGAAATGTGGAAATATAAATGGAATAATTTGTGGAAAAATCCTCAAATGGTTCAAGTTTTTATGGATTTTATGTCTGACATAGATCCTTATACAATGGAATTTAAAACTAGGAACGAAAGTATTAATAAACAAGTATCTAGTAAAATTCAACAACTATTAAATAGTAAAAATCAAAAAGGTAAAAATAGTAGTAAATTTATCCCTAATAAACGAAGTAAAGGTGATAAGCCAACTATTATTGATCCAAGAAAATTATAAATTAATTTAAACTTTTATTTAACAAAATTTAAAATAGAATGGCAACAATTACATTTGAAAATGCAAAATATGTGCATAATGGACAGCTAAGACCTACCGTTCTAACTGATGGTCTTTTAGCTAACGGTACCATTAAAGGTCTTCACTTGTCACAAGCATTTGGAACAGAAGGTTTGGCAAACATTAATATGGGTTATGCTCAAATCTTTTCTGCAACTAACCGTTATTACGGTAAACCTTTAGTGGGTATGACAGAAGCAAAAGGTAAAGTTAAAACAATTGATCGTAGAGGATTCCGTTGGGAACTATCTGGTGGTAATACTCAGAAAGCTCGTATTACTCAAGTAGTATGTCCTGATGATCGTCCAGGTCTTCACAACCAACCATTCGACATCGTTGTCGATAAACCTTGGTTTAGTGTTTCTGACATTATCATTCCTCAAAGTAATAGAAAACAATGTCGTGTAACTACTTATGGTCAAGGACAATCTCGTTCTCACCACCAAGTAGGACCTAACGCATTCCGTTATACTATTCAATATATCACTTCTAATCCTAATGAATATTTAGATCGTAAATTCATTGAAGTTGGTTCAGAATGGTGTAAAGTATCTAGTGCTGTAGCTGATGAAGATAACATTGATGCAGGTGGATTCCACTTCTACTCAATCTTCGAAAGCGAAGGTCAAATTCAACAACATGCTGTTAAAGTAGCTGTATCTGATAAAGCTGCTCGTAGAGCTAAACAAGCTGCAGATCGTGGTAATTTTAACGATGATCAATTCGGTAAATATTTGAAAATGTTGTGGGTAGATTACGGTGATAAAGTAGAAGGAAAACCTCTTGCTCGCTTTATGGCTTTGTTAGATGCTGAAGCATTTAATGAACTATACCAAAACTGTGAGTGGACATTGATGTTTGGTAAAAAATCAAACAACATGGTTTCTCCTGAAGGTCATCAAATTCTTACTTCTTCTGGTCTACGTGAGCAATTGGAATCAGGTTATACTTTACGTCATAACGGATCATTGTCTCTAGAAGAACTTGAAGATTGGTTCGATTCTATCATGAAAGATAAAATCTCTGAAGGTGAGCAGCAAATCGTATTGAGTGCTGGTCGTGAATTCCGTAAGATGTTTGATAGAATGATTAAAGCTGATGCTAAGGCATTTACTACAGTTGATTCTGTATTCATTCGCAATGGTAAAAACTTCCGTAACTTAGACTACGGTTCTTATTTTGCTACTTATTGTGGTTTTACAGTTGACATTTCTGTAATGGAAAATCCTGCATATGACAATCAATATTTCTGTCCTCAAATGCACCCTGTAAGAACAAACGTATGTATTGATTCTTGGAGAGCTGATATCCTTGACTTTGGTTCTAGTAAGCAACAAGGAATGGGTGGAGAAACTGATAACATCTGTATGGTACAAGAGTCTTACTGTGATTACAATATTAGCTATAATGGTAAATGGTACGGACACCACGATGGTAAATCTGGAATGCCTATTACAGATGGTGGTCTAGGTCAAGCTGGTGGAGTATCTGGTTATACTATTCATAGAGAGAAATCTTGTGGATTGATGATCGCTGATATCACACGTTGTGGCGCAATTTACTTGTCTACTGAAGATTAATACTAAACTAAATATAAACTAAAACAAAATAACAATAAATAAATATTATGGTTACATTATTTGAGAGAAATGAAAATAGAAAGATTCGTATTGAACCGAATCCTTTCAAACCTGTGAAGCAAAAATTTAAAATGCGAGTCAGAAAAATAAACAATGGAGTGCCTGTGGTAAACTTAAACGGAGATCCTGTATATACAGACGAAACACCAGAGTCGTTATACAGGGTCCCTGGTACCCATACTCGTATATGTGTTGCTAGAACAAATAACGGTGTTAAAACAGGATTAAATATATTAGTTAAAAATCCATATAAGGATAATGATGTATTTAAAGTAGAATGGGCTGAAAGAATCCTTAAAGGTAAGGAAAAAGTTCTTTTACAACATCTATTAGAATATGAATTTGACTTTGAATT